ACCGGATGGCCGCGAAAAAATTTGGACCTGGGCCGCTTTATTTGGGCCCGCTTAATGAAAGTAATGTGTGGCCCAACCATGTTACGTCTGACGAGCTAAGATATTTGTAACGACTTAGCGCCCAAGTTTAACAACGGCTATAAATTGAACGTGGATTTGTCGATAACTTTAATTCAAAATGCCTAAGCGCGATGCCCCATGGCGCCACATGGCAGGTACGTCTAAGATTAGTCGGGGCGCTAATTATTCTCCTCGTGCAGGAGTTGGGCCACGATCCAACAAAAACGCTGAATGGGTTAACAGGCCTATGTACAGGAAGCCCAGGATATATCGGCTGTATAGAACCCCCGATGTTCCAAGAGGCTGTGAAGGCCCATGTAAAGTCCAGTCCTACGAGCAGCGTCATGATATCTCCCATGTTGGTAAGGTGATGTGCGTCTCGGACGTGACAAGAGGTAATGGTATTACCCACCGTGTAGGAAAGCGTTTTTGTGTTAAGTCTGTTTACATTTTAGGCAAGATATGGATGGACGAGAACATCAAGTTGAAGAACCACACCAACAGTGTTATGTTCTGGCTGGTCAGAGACCGTAGACCCTATGGTACTCCTATGGACTTTGGCCAAGTTTTTAACATGTTTGACAACGAGCCCAGTACTGCCACGGTCAAGAACGATCTTCGTGATCGTTACCAAGTTATGCATAAGTTCTATGCTAAGGTGACAGGTGGACAATACGCAAGCAATGAACAAGCGCTGGTCAAGCGTTTTTGGAGGGTCAACAATCACGTGGTGTACAACCATCAAGAAGCTGGGAAATACGAGAACCATACGGAGAACGCATTATTATTGTACATGGCATGTACTCATGCCTCGAACCCTGTGTATGCAACTTTAAAAATTCGGATCTATTTCTACGATTCGATAACCAATTAATAAAGTTTGAATTTTATTGAATGATTCTCGAGTACATCATAAACATATGATTTGTCTGTTGCGAAACGAACAGCTCTAATTACATTATTAACTGAAATAACTCCTAATTGATCAAGATACAACTGAACAAGAAATTTAAATCTACTTAAATATGTCATCCCAGAAGCTCTCAGGGATGTCGTCCAGACTTGGAAGTTCAGATAAGCCTTGTGGAGAGCCAACGCTTTCCTCAGGTTGTGGTTGAACCGTATCTGGACGTGGTACACTCTGGTCGAGGTGTAGAGTAGGTCCTCGACATTGTATATCTTGAAATATAGGGGATTTGATATCTCCCAGATATACACGCCATTCTCCGCCTGATGTGCAGTGATGAGTTCCCCTGTGCGTGAATCCATGCCCTGCGCAGTGGATGTGTACGTATATGGAGCACCCGCACTGTAAATCAATTCGTCTTCTTCGTGTAGCCCTTTTCTTTGCTGACCTCTTCTTAGCTTCCCGATGTTGCACTTTGATAGAGGGGGGAGTTGAGAAAGACGAATTGCGCATTGTGCTTTGTCCAACTATTCAAAGCTGAGTTTTCCTCTTTGTCGAGGAAAGATTTATAACTGGCCCCCTCGCCAGGATTGCAAAGCACGATGCATGGGATACCACCTTTAATTTGAACTGGCTTACCGTATTTGCAGTTTGATTGCCAGTCCCTTTGGGCCCCGATAAGTTCTTTCCAGTGCTTTAACTTTAGATAGTGCGGTGCGACATCATCAATTACGTTATACTGCACATCGTTTGAGTAGACCCTTGAATTGAAATCGAGGTGACCACTCAAGTAATTGTGGGACCCTAATGTACGAGCCCACATGGTCTTGCCGGTTCTTGAATCACCCTCGATTATTATACTGATAGGCCTCTCCGGCCGCGCAGCGGCATCCCTTCCGAAATAATCATCTGCCCAAGCTTGCATCTCGACAGGCACGTTAGTGAACGACGAGAGGGGAAACGGAGGAACCCAAGGTTCTGGAGCCTTAGCGAAAATACGCTCTAAATTTGACCGAATATTATGATGTTGAAGCACGAAATCTTTCGGTTGTTCTTCCTTTAATATATTGAGTGCTTCCATGACTGATCCTGCATTGAGGACCTTGGCGTACGTGTCGTTGGCAGATTGCTGACCTCCTCTAGCTGATCTACCATCGATCTGGAAAACTCCATGATCAATGAAGTCTCCGTCTTTCTCCACGTATGCTTTGACATCTGAGCAGCTCTTAGCTGCCTGTATGTTCGGATGGAAATGTGCTGACCTGGTCGGAGATGTGAGGTCGAATAATCTGCTGTTTGTGCAAACGAACTTTCCTTCGAATTGAATAAGGACGTGCAGATGAGGTTGCCCATCTTCATGTAATTCTCTGGCAACCCGCAAGAACAATTTATTAACTGGTGTTTGTATGGCTAATAATTGGGAAAGTGCCTCTTCTTTGGATAAGGAGTACTGCGGATATGTAACGAAATAATTCTTCGCACTTAAACGAAAACGCTTTGGCGGTGGCATTCTCGTAAATAAGACGGTGTCACCAATTGGGGTCTCGCTCAAACTGCGCTAGTCAATTGGTGACTGGTGTACAATATATACTAGAGGCCTCTATAGAACTTTCAATCACATTCGAACACGTGGCGGCCATCCGTAATAATATT